CCAGTGTTTCGGCTACTGTTTCGGGCCTCGCTGGCTCCGCTGCTGGGGTTGTGGCCTCAACTTCAGGAGTGCTATCAAGCTGCATTTGGTTTTTCCTTTAACTGAATTGTTTGTTGTATTCGTTACCGACTTCAACAAAGTTGTTTGCCCGCAAAAACTCGCGGTGCTGGGAACGGCTGGTTATCCAGCCACGATCTTTCATGTTTTGATAAGGCTCAATATCGCCCATTAAAAAAGGGCCAGTTGTTTTGCTGACCCTTGGCTTTTCGATTACCTTGCCGACTTCGGCATCATAAATATATGTCGTCATCTCATCAGCATCCCTGCTGCCATCTGGCGCTGCGCTGCGTCAATTTTACGGCGAGGCTTGTTAAAGCTGCCAAGTGCGCCAACGAGGTCTGGAAATATTTTTGCCAGCACGCCAGCCAATGGGCTATCCATCGCCTCGCGGATTAGTTCGCGCTCTTGCTCTGATAGGCTTTGATAAGCAGCCCGCGCTTGTTCCATGTCCATTTGCATTAATTAAAATCCCTTGGGTTTGCGAATAGGCCTAGCGGGTTGTCTTGACCGGGCTGGGTCATGCCGCGCGTTTGCAACAGATCAACCAGTGTGCCACGCGCATAGCCATAAGGGTTGTATTGATTGCCGAATCCTGAATATGCGTAGTAAGGGTTTGCGAGATAATCAATTGCCAGTTCGTCAGACGGCAAATCGCTAACAATTTCGCCGCCGCCGTCTATTTCGTTGTTTGCTGGGGGCATAATGCTTGGCTCATTGCCACCGTCGCCCCCATCCATAAGGCCCAAGCTGTTTAGCGGGTCAGTGCCTTCAATTAACTGCCCATAAACATCAGCCGCACCAGTGACACGGTTGTTTGCGCCATAAACAGGTGACATTGTTGGGTCTTCAAGCGCAGATGAAATACGCGGCATCATAAACTGGCCAGCCATAGATTGCAGTGTATCCAAGCCAATTTTTGGGTAGTTGCGCCCAATACGCCCCATTAATCCACTTTGCTGTTCTGGTGCTTCAGAATTTTGTGCGCGATTTAGTTGTTCTGCTAAAACTTCAATTGCAAAATCATTACCGCCACCCTCATAGCTGCCAAAACCTGGCCCTGTGCTGCCCTGATAATTAGGAAGTTCAGCGCCGGGAGTTCCCATTACATCAGAACTAAAACCAGTTTCTGTGCTGCCAGCGCCTGCCGTCAGCGGGTCATCTATTTCGGCGTCTGATGTGCTAGTGTCACCAGCTTGCAAGGCGCTACTAATGGTTGCAACAGGCGGCGCTGTAACAACAGGCGGCGCTGTAACAACCGGCGGGCTTTGTTGCAATGTTGCTGCAATTGCCGCGTTATTGATTGGGGCCATGTCTTGCATGGTAAGGCCGCGATCACTGCCTTGATTCATTACGCCAGCGCTGGCTTGCGCTTCTGCCGCTGCTTGCTCTGATTGAGCTAGCTCTGAATAAGCTCCAGCATCAATATCGCCCATAAAGGCATCACTATCGCCGCCATATACATCATCAACAAAATCTTGTTCACGCGCACGCATCTCTGATGGGTTAGAACGATCTGGTTGGCCACCACCCGCGCCACCGCTGCCGCTATCGCTGTCAAAGCGGATACGATTTTCAATTAAGTAACTGCGAACCATGTCTTGCCCTTTTGTGATCGCCGCGCATTGCCGATCACACCTTTGCCAAAAATATCACGCAAATGATTGCGGCCCTCGCGCACAATCTCTCTAACACCGCCAAATGGCGCTATGAAATCAACCAGCCACAAACGATCACCCGCTGCCCAATCATCGGGCTGGATGAAGCGCGTGCCGTCAAGATAGCCAATTTCTGTTTCTTCATTAAACAGCGCATAGGTCATAAACCCGACAGGAAAACCGTTAGATTCCCAAAGCCTATATTGGCCTAAAGCAACCGGCGGCAAGACGACACGGTGAAGGTCAGCTATGTCATGGCCCTGGTGCGCTTTGCTTTGCCCCATTAGCCAGACGATCTTGCCAACTGCTTCAATGTTTTTCATCCGCTTGTGACCACTTTTGCAGCGTCAATTTCTAACTTTTGTTGTTTAAAATCAGCATCTTGTGCGGCTTTTTGTTGATCTAGCTGTAGCCGTGCAACCTTGACCTGTGCATCAGCAGCAGCTTGCTGCGTTTGCGCCTCAACCTTGGCGGCCTCAACCTCAATCAGTTTATCTTGCGGGCTTGGGCCTGGATCTTGTGGGGCTTCAATGCTTTCTAGCGTTTCTTCTAAATCGCGTGCGCCCGGAAAGGCTCTTGCTGCAAACAACAGCATTTGCTTGGCCTGATCAAAGCCTATTGTGCCATCAGATACCATCGGCCCAACAGCTTGCATGAATTGCGTCATGGCAATTAGGAAATCTGTGCGGCTTTTCTGTTCTGTTGCGCTGTCGAGTGCGCTGCTTTCATCAGTATCAATAGAAACGCGATACTGGCGCAAACGCTCGTCGCGCATGACTGCAACGGCTTCAGGGCTGATATTTATGCCTGTGATCCGCGACAGCAAGGTTGGCTCTAGGTTTTCGACTAGCAATTCTGCTTTTAGTTCCAGAATGGAATCCAAGAATTGCTCAACCCGGCGCTGCCTGTTAACCAGTCGCTGCGCGCCATATTGGCCTTTTATGCGCTGTGCTGTCGCTGTCTCACGGCTTGCTGACTGACCGCGCATAATATCGCTAATGCCGGTAATTTCGTAAATGGTTTGCGTGACAATGCTGCGCGATTGATAAAGCTGCGCCAATGCCTTGATGATATTATCAAGCGGCGCTTCCTGCATGACATTAACCAGACCGCCGCCAGCCTGAAGCATTGCCATGTTATCTACCGGCACAAACTCATTGTCTGTGGCCGTAGCAAGGCGCTGCAACTCGCTAAAGCTGGCATCATAAACACCGCGCCGCTTTAACGCATCAGTCAGGTTTGCAATGCGCTGCGTAATCAGATCAAGTTCTTGTAACTGATCTTCATAGGTAAATATCTCAGGCACAGGCAAAGTCGTGTCTGTCGTGCTGATGGCATATAGCGGCTCTGGCATAGGCCAAAAACCGTCTAAATTATATGGGTCATCTAATTCTTCTAGTAGCTCATCAAAGTTGCTGGCAACAAATAGCTGCTTGCTGCTACGCTTATCCCAGATTTCGTAAACTTCAGCCATGTCAGGCTGCTGGTCATCGTCGTAACCGCCGTTGGTTTCACCCCGGTAGGTCAGCGGTATTTGCTCACCCTTAGAGCCGTAATAATCAATAAGCTCCTGGCGGGTCATAAGATGCCTGAACGCAATCCATTTTACATCATTCCAGCATCTGGCCGGTGACATGGTGAAATCAGCCCAATAGACATATTCGCATCTGATGGATTGCTCACCGATATACTCAACCGGCTTGCCTTGCATGAATGGCCCTTGCGGCCCCATCATTACCGCTGCCTGATCAACGACATTGCCGTCAGGATCAAGAAACGACTGACCGACAGGCACTTCGCCCATTTGCCCAGGCGCTACCTCGCCAATGCCCATAACATTGTTGACTTGCAGCGGTATTTGCTCTGGCTCACCCTTAACTAACAAAGGCTCGTAAACCATACGCATTACGCCGCGCCCGACAATGAGCATATCCTCAATGACACGGCGAACCTCGGCATCAAAGTCATATACATCAAGCTGGAACTGCAAACCGCGCTCGATGACCATTGCTATGGTGCGCCCGACAGGATCGTCACTTTTAAAACGCCTGGATACCTTTGGCTTTGGTGTTTTAAAATATAGGCTGGATTTCAGTGTATCGACATTGCTGTAAAAGATGTTCATGCGTGTTTCACGCATTACGCGGTCTGCATTATCATCCCTATAACGCTCAATAATGTCATAGCAGCGGTTGTGCCATGTTTCTTCAAACTTACGCGCCTTGGTGATTTCATGGTTCCAATACGCCGCACGATCAGCCTTTTTGGTAGGCTCGCGGTCATAATTATAGGATTCAGCCATTAAAGTCTCCAGCCTGACGGCTTGGTTGCGTTATCAAGGCCAGCCATCATTTCGTCTATCGTTGGTGGCCGCCAAGGGTCTTCTTCAATTTCAGGAGCGCGGCGCTGATAAGGTCTTGCCATACATGCATACCTAATTTCATCTGCTGCGTGATCTTCCTGCGTAGTGTCAATATCCTCAACTCTATGCTTATCGTGCGTAAGAACAGGTAAGGTTCTAATCGTGTCCACACATTCTGAAGATACATAAAGCATCGGGATTGCATCATCACCTATCAGGCGCTGCCGCACCTGATCCCATCCTGATATTCTGCTGTTGTCTGCACGCCGGAACTTCACACCCATCTTGGAAAGGCGCTCACCAATCGATGGCCCGCCGTCAAACTTCCAGATAGATGGATCAGCCACACTAAAATCTATACGCTCGCCGCGCTCTCTAGCCCTAATGCCAGCGCCAACTTCTTCTGCCGTCATTCGTAGGCCTACATTTGGCCTGCCTGATGAGCCATACCATTCGCGGTAACGTATTAACGCGCCGTCAGGATATTCATCATGGCCGTCAACGACAGCCCACCAGCCAACGCTGAATGGTGACGCGCTGCCCCAATCGAATGATCTAAACTTTGTCCAGTTAATCGGTATTTCAAACGGCCTGATAACGTGCAAATCACGCTTCCAGACATCGCCAAAGAAACTGCCAACAACTAAATCCCAATCGCCTTCACGCAAGGCACGGCCAAGTTCTTCTGGCAGGGCGCTAAAGCTAGAGGCATATGAAGGATCAATATATTTGTTATCAGCCATTTTGGCCGGTATATACATGGTCAGCCAGCCCTTATCGGCTGCATTATTCGGATCACGCATCGTATGATCGTAAAAATAGCTCTCAGCCGGTGCCGGATCAATATAGAGCGCTTTTAAAAAGTTATGGCTTTGACCGCCCGGATTGGCAGTCATAACCAGCCGTGGCAAAAAACCCTCTTGTTGCGGCGTATAGTTGCCAAGACGCATACGCGACTTAATGTAACCAAGCTGATAGGGGGTCATCTGCCCCGCCTCATCAACTAAGGCAATATGTATCTCCGTTCCCTGAATACGGTCACAATCGCTGTCACGCTCCAAATACTGGAACTGTATCGTGCTGCCGTTATAGAACTCGTATCGTTTGCGCGTTTCATTAAAGCTGCCAAGCTC